GCCTATACTCAAACAAGCCTACCTAGTTTTAGAGACATTGGTAATAAAATACAATCTTTTATCAAACCAGATGGTAATCCTATTTCGCAGATAACAGATGCCATAAGCACCGTGACCGGAACAGCCAGACAAGTCACAAATGCATTTTCTCAAGGTGCTACCATTGCCATAGATAAAGTTAAATCATGGGAACCCGATCCTACAAAAATTCCACCGCTTGCTGTGTCATTTTTGAAATCTGTAGCAGGAGGACCACCTTATCAAAATATACTGGAACAGTTTGCTTCATATGCTCCTCTCTGGACGTTGTCTTGTCTTACTTCTAATGAATTTAACAATCCGGATTCATATAGAAACAATCCCACAAGATTATCAAATGTAATCTTATCATCAGCAGGCCGCTATGATGCGCAGAGAACCAATACAGTCAACGGTGCTCCAGAATATTTCATTGACAATTTCTCTATGAGACACAATATTGCCCCAGGTGCCAAAGATGGAAATACCAATAATGTTAACTTTACATTTGATGTGTACGAACCGTATTCAATGGGGATGTTTTTACAAAGCATGAAAGTTGCAGCAGTAAATGCAGGATATCCTAGTTATCTAGCAGACACTCCTTATCTCCTAGTGTTAGAATTCAAAGGCATGAAGGACAACGGAGCCATGTTGGCGTCAACAGCTAAATTAACTAGATTTTTTACCATAAGAATAAATCAAATTGAATTTAAAGTAGACGAAGGTGGCAGCAAGTATTCAGTGTCTGCTTCGCCCCTGCACTACAGTGGTTTCAGTGACACTGTCAACATATTGCCCAGCGACATTTCTATAACAGGTGAAACTGTTAAAAGTATATTGGCATCTGGCTCAAGAAGCCTAACTAATACTCTAAATAGAATACAACAAGATTTGGTTAAATCTGACCAGCAGGATCTAGCAGATGTATACCAAATTGTGTTTCCAAAAGATTTTTCAGATGATATAGGTGTAATTAAATCTACAAATGCCACGGAAGTATTAAAAGCCACAGCCGATCCCAACAAGCCCGCAGAAACAAAGATCAGTGATACCAAAGATGAAGTTCAACTAGATTTTGGATCGGGTCGAATCGGTAGTGATACCAACACCATGGGTTTTGATGCTACATCTGGCGGAAATTATGTTTTCAAATACGATAGTGATGTTATTGATGAAAAAGGACAGAAAGTACAGAAAGAAAAAATGTCAATCGATACTAATTTAAGATTGTTCACATTCCCTCGTCTAGAAAAAATTAGTGAAGTAATTAATCGAATCATTCTAAGTTCTAAGTATGCCGAAGATGCTATTAAACCAGGAGCAATTGATGAACTAGGTGAAATTGAATGGTATAGACTAGATTGTCAGATACAACTACTGGGATATGACCCCAAAAGAAATCTTCGTGCAAAGAAATACATCTATAGAGTTGTGCCTTATAAAGTAAATTCAGGCACAATTAAAAACCCTTCAGCTGCCCCAGCTGGCCACGGCCAGCTAAACAAAATTATAGCCAAACGTTATGATTATATCTACACCGGTACAAATAACGATTTGTTAAAATTCGACATCACACTTAATGCATTATGGTATCAAGGTCAAATGCCTAAACCGCCGAACAAAAATGCTGCCATAGCCAACAAAGACATACAGACAGGAGCAGATGAACAAAAAAATCAAGCTGTGGTGCAAACAGGCGAGGCTGTGAGCGGAGTATCAGCAGTCACCGGTGGCGCAACAGTGAAACCGGATTATGGCATAAAAACCAGTTCGGCATCTGGCGATAAAACTGCAGAACAAATGGTGGCAGATGCATTTAATAATGCTTTTTTGAACGGTAGTAAGGATCTTGCCATGGTCGATATTGATATTCTAGGAGATCCTTTTTTCATATCTGACAGCGGTGTTCATAGCAATTATTTTGCGAAACCCGGTCCAAACAGACAGGTCACTGCAGATGCTACCATGAGTTGGGAAAGCAGTGAAGTATATGTGTATCTATCTTGGAGAAGTCCTGTAGAACCCAATCTTGGAACCAGTGGTAAAGGTGGACTTTACAATTTTCCTAAAGGAGAATGGGTCAGTCCCTTTAGCGGAATTTACAAAGTCAATTACGTGACCAGTAAATTTTCCGGCGGCACATTTCAACAGACTTTAAATATGGGTAGACTGCTAGGACAACCACAAGATTTCATTGACGGATCTGAAGCAATCAGCAAACAGACACAGATGTTGTATGATACCACCAAACCAGAACCTCCTAAAACTACAGTGGCCGATACTGAAGATGACAGTATAAAATATGATGAAGATCAAGGATTGAATTTCTAATGTCTATTGAAAAACGAACCCCAGTTAGTGAAAGCTCTGGAAAAATTGGCTCCGGTATAATGATGGCCAAGGTTGTGGGATACCTGGATCCCGGATTTATGAGCGGACTAGAAGTGTCGATATCAAGAGATAATGGAAATACTATTGGCGACCTAGGTCAGACATATACAGTGAGATATGCCAGCCCTTTTTATGGAGTCACTGCGTATGAAAATTTAGGCCTAAATAAAACTGATTACAATGACACACAAAAAAGTTATGGCATGTGGTTTCCAACGCCTGAAATTGGCACCACTGTACTGTGTGCTTTTGTTGATGGCAATACTGCAGAAGGATTTTGGTTTGCTTGTGTGCCCAGCAGATTTATGAATCACATGATTCCTGCAATTGGGGGATCCACAGCGGTTGAACTGACGCCAGAACAAAAGAAAAAATACGATACCACGCGGCCTCTTCCTGTGGCAGAAATTAATAGAAAAACCAATTCTCTAGATAAATCTTTAGAAACTGATAAAATAAAAAAACCGGTGCATCCTATTGCTGATGTATTTTTAGAACAGGGATTGTTAGAAGATGATGTACGTGGAACCACCACAAGTACTTCAAGAAGGAGCATTCCTAACACAGTATTTGGAATATCAACTCCTGGTCCGGCTGACAGAGGAATAGATGCAAAAAAACAATTTATCGGTAAACGGCAGGCACAAAGTCCATCAACGGTACCTGTTAGTAGATTAGGCGGCACTCAATTGGTTTTTGACGACGGTGATGATCAATTCATAAGAAAAAAACCAGCCGGCCAAGGACCTTTAGACTATGCAGACACATTGAACAACGAAAAAGGTGATACAAATATTCCCTACAATGAATATGTAAGATTGCGTACACGAACTGGCCATCAGATATTATTACACAACAGTGAAGACTTAATCTACATAGGCAATTCACGTGGAACCGCCTGGGTTGAACTGACCAGCAATGGAAAAATTGATGTATATGCACAAGATAGCATATCCATACATTCAGAAAACGATCTTAATATTAGAGCTGATAGAGACATAAATTTAGAAGCAGGTAGAAATTTAAATATGAGAACGATCGGCGGAGGTTGGCACGCTGATATTGCTAGCGGTTTGGATTTTTTAGTTGAAAGCAGTGCTAAAATCACTGTAGGTGCTAACTTAGAAATACTAGTTGGTAGTTCAACTAAAATTTCAACTAGTGCCACCCTGCATGTGAACAGTGGCGCAAATAACAACTTTACAGCAGCCGGCAATACCAATATTGCTAGCGGTGCCGACCACATAGAAAGTGCAGGCGGCCAAATCTATATGAATGGTCCGGCTGCCACTGCGGCCGATAGTGCAACCCCGGTAAACCCTTTAGCTCTTAGAGACAATCCAGTAACCAGTACAGCCAGCGGTTGGGGAAATGCCAAACGTTATCAATCTGGAACTACCTCAAGTATCATGAAACGAATTCCAATGCACGAACCTTGGCTGCTGCACGAAAATCAAGCGCCAACACTGTTGACACCAAACAATACTGACAGGAATACATAAAATGGCAAAAATATATAACAAGAAATCAGTGGCTGCATTGACTGCCAGCACTGGTACCAGCGGCAACACAGCATTTACCTACAAAGGGTTCAGTTCTCAAGAAAACAAATCTAATTTCAAATTGTATGACATTGATCTTGTCAAACAAGATATCATTAATCATTTTTATATTCGCAAAGGCGAAAAATTAGAAAATCCTGACTTTGGTACAGCGTTATGGGATTTGTTATTTGAACAATTTACTGAAGAAGTTAAAAAATTAATTACAGACGATGTTGAACAAATCATCAACTATGACCCTAGGATAGAAATCAACGGAGTAAGTATCGATTCCACAGATATGGGAATAAGAATAGAAGCTGATATAACCTATCTGCCGTTTAATATTAATGAACGAATGACTTTTGATTTTGATAGAGAAAACAAAATCATTTACTAAGCAGTTTATTTTTATAGTTAAATACATGATAGGATAGTAAAATGACCACAACGTCTAGACAAAATAATTTAATACTCAACGAAGATTGGACTAGGATCTATCAGACTTTTCAGAGTGCTGATTTTAAAAGCTATGACTTTGAAAATCTTCGTAGAGTCATCATTGCCTATTTTAGAGAAAACTATCCAGAAGATTTCAACGATTATATTGAAAGCAGTGAATATCTTGCGTTAATTGATGCAATTGCATTTCTTGGACAGAGTCTTGCTTTTAGAATAGATCTAGCCAGCCGTGAAAACTTTATTGAACTAGCGGAACGAAAAGAAAGTGTTCTTCGTCTTGCTAAAATGTTGAGTTATAATGCCAAGCGAAACATATCAGCCAAGGGTTTGTTAAAATTTGACACCGTAAGCACCACAGAAAGTGTTTTAGATAACAACGGTAAGAACCTGGCGCAACAAACCATTGTGTGGAATGATCCAACTAATCAAAACTGGGTAGAACAATTTGTCACTGTGTTGAACGCTGCGATGACAGACAACACTGCATTTGGTCGCAGCCAAGGTTCCGCAACAATTGATGGCATTGCTACGGAGCAATATCGATTTAGGACCTCGTCAAATGATGTGCCAATCTTTGCCTACAGCAAAGTGGTTTCTGGTCGCCAAATGGCATTTGAATTAGTCAGTACTAGTTTTAAGGGCAAAGAAGAAATTTATGAAGAAACCCCATTTCCTGGCAATCAATTAGGTTTTATATATAGAAATGACGGCAAAGGAGGGACTAGTGCTAACACTGGATTTTACCTCATGTTCAAACAAGGCAGTCTTGAACTTGCAGATTTTTCTATTGATATCCCTGCTACGAATGAATTAATTGCTGTAGATACAAATAATGTTAACAATGATGATGTTTGGTTATTTGCACTTAATTCGTCAGGAGTACAGTTAAATGAATGGACCAAGGTATCGAGTTTAATAGGCAACAACATTTCATATAACAGTATTAATAGTAATATTAGAAATATCTATTCAGTGCTCACAAAAGAAAATGATAGAATTGATCTAGCATTTGCAGACGGCGTATATGGTAATTTACCCCAAGGATCGTTCCGAGTCTATTATAGAACCAGCAATGGTTTAAGCTATCAAATATCACCAAATGAAATGAGGGGAATCACAATATCTATTCCCTACACCAGCAAGAACGGTGTCAGACACACTCTTACATTGACCATGGGTCTCAAGTCTACTGTAAGTTCATCTTCTCCAAGTGAGTCTGTGGCTTCAATCAGAACAAATGCTCCTGCTCAATACTATACCCAGAATAGAATGATTACCGGAGAAGACTACAATCTTGCTCCATTATCTACTTCACAGAACATTCTCAAAGTAAAAGCAATTAATAGAATATCAAGTGGAATCAGTAGAAATTATGATCTGATCGATGCCAGTGGAAAATATTCCAGCATAAATGTATTTGCTGCCGACGGTCTAATTTATAAAAAAGATGTAGAAAAATCCTTGGCATTTAAATTCACAAATAGAATTGATATCATAAATTTTATACGCAACAGTATCGAACCCATCTTTACTTCTGCAGATACTTATAATTTTTACCTTACTAAATTTGACAAGATCTTGTTTAGTGATACCAACTATCGCTGGAAACAGATAACCACAGATGTGAATAATTCTACTGGATATTTTTACAATTTCATTGATAGTACAATTTTAAAAGTTGGGTCATATACTACCAGCACATTGCAATATATCACTCCAGGCACACTGGTTAAATTCACAGCACCAACCGGCCAGTCTTTTAGACGTGGCAAATTAGTTACTACCGATGCTAACGATCCTGAACAAAAAGATCGACTATGGACCAAAGTTGTAAAAATTACAGGTGATGGTACCAATGCCGGAGTGGGAATTCTAGCGTCTGGACTAGGAGCAGTGCAGTTCAGTGACATCATCCCATCAGAAGCCATTGCTACTAGAATAGTAGCTAAGTTTGTTAATAATCTTCCTAACGGAATAGAAAACGAAATGATCAATCTCATGCTGACTAATCTTAATTTTGGCCTGCGTTTTTCAGTAATTGATGCAGCTTGGAAATTAGTAGCCACT